TCGGCCAGCATCAGGTCCGACTCAACGTCGGTGCCCCGGCGCACGTTCTGGGTGATGCCGACAGCCAGCTCGCGCCAGTTGGCCGGGGTGACGAAGTCATCGGGGTGGGCCAGGGTGACCGGCTTGCCCTCGAACGAGGCCATGGTCTCGGGCCTGAACACCTCTTCCGGCGTTCGCTCCACCACCACCAGGCCACCGGAACCGCCCTCCAGAGGGATTTCGGACTGGTCGTAGATCAGCGTGCCGGTGCGGGCGATGGGGACGGCTTCACAGAGCAGGAACCCCTCGGGCGTCATGCGCTGCCTGGCGCTCAGCTGCTCGGGAGTGAACCAGCGGCTGGCGTCGTCTTGCGTGCGTACCTGCATGGTTGTCGCTCACAAAAAACCCGCCGGGTGGCGGGTGTGATGGTCAATCGGGGAAGACCGGCTCGGGGTAGCACCTGCAGTTCGGCAGGCACCCCGCATGGCCGGTGAGTTTGTCCAGGGTGGGCGGCGAGTCCCAGCGCACGTATTGGCCGTTCATGCGATGGTGGGAGCTGCGCACATCGGAATCGCCGGAGGTCCGCCAGATGTAGCCGAGGCTGCCGGCAGCCCTGGCCCGGGTTTCGGTCAGGGTGGCGGCAGTGCGGGACACCTCGGTGCGCGCGATCAGCTGCGCGCGGCTTTCCGCCACCTCGCCAGACCGCATGATTTCCTTGGCGATCTCGCTGGCCCGGGTGGACTCAAGCAGGCCTTCCTGGGTGAGCTGGTGGACCCTGGCCGCTGCCTCCGTCGGGATGCTCTTGATCAGGTCGACTTGGATGGCCAGCAGGCCGCGCATTGCGCTCCCGGTCGGCGCGGTCAGGATCTCCCGCCGCAGTGCCAGCGACATCTGCTCGGAGTGGCGGCGCCAGGTCGCAAGGTCCTGGGCGTTCACGTCTCGCAGCATGCGGGAGGCAGTTCGCACCGCCCAGTCGTTCAGCGCTTCGGAGTACCTGCCCAGCATCTGGCTGATGGTGGGCTCGAAGGCCGGATCACCCGGCGGGAAACCGTTGATGATCCGGCCCACCTGCCGCGCAACCTGGCTCAGCGCCGAGACGTACTCACGCTCCGCCCGGCTGGTCCTGACCGGATTGCGGCGCTTCTTGCGGTCGGTCGTTCGGACGTGCATCAGGCGGATCTTCCAGGTGCTCGGAACCAGGCGGCGGATCGTTCTCCGCCTCCTTGATCTCCTCGTCGGTGATGTTGGACCAGAGGCCGGTGGTCTGGCTGGACTGTCTCAGCTCGCGCAGAGCGGTTGCCCGGCGGATCAGTTGCGCGTCGTAGGCCTGAACGACCGATGCTGTGTCCTTGGCCGCGATCTCGGCCTTCTCGGTGTCGGAGAGCTGCCAGAGCGACACGAACTTGAAGTCGCTGCCGGCCGGCAGGGGCTTGCCCAGCACCGACCGCGACAGAACCTCAAGCAGCAGGGTCACGCCTGGGCGCAGATCCCTGTCCTGCCAGGACGCCACGTTGTCGTAGTAGGTCCGCAGGTCGCTGTCGCCGGAGCTGTTCAGGCCTCCAGGTGACTGCCCGAACAGGCGCACCAGTGGAATCTGGAGCGCGCCGGAGATCTGCTCGCCAAAGCTCAGCAGCAGCTCAGCCAATCCGGAAAAGCTGTACTGGTGCGCCTCGAACTCGTCTGTGGCGTCCATGAGGGTCATGCCCTCGTTGGACTGGAACGCCCGGATCAGCTGCATCTGCTGCAGCAGGGCCTCGTAGGAGCGGCCCCCGGTGGCGATCAGCTCGCGAAGCTGGGCGACCTTGTACGTGCGCAGGTGGGCCTTGTAGACCAGCTGCGCGGCACCGGCGCTCGTGCTGTCGAATGCGATCAGGCGGTCCCACAGGCGTTCCACCACCGACTGGCCCCAGCCGTTCTCGGCGATGCGCTGCCAGTAGGGAAGCTGCACCCCCTCCAACCGGATCACCCGGGTGTAGTGGATGCGCTGGTTGACCAGGGCCTGGGCATCGGCCACCACCGTGTAGTACTTCGGCTTGCCCAGGTGGGGGCCGTACTCGGTGACCAGGTTCTCCAGGCTGGGCTGTACCAGCCAGCGGTCCAGCACCAGTAGGCCCTTGAACTGCCCGCGCCCGATCGTGTCGAGGTTGAGCGGGGTGTCAGGCTTCTGCCCGTCGATCAGCATCACGGCGATGGAGCCGCCGTAGAGCCGGGACCACTTCACGTTGTCGCAGAGCTGGTTCCAGATCTGCAGGCGCTCCATGGCCTGGCCGAGCCGATCTTTTTCCTCGGGCGGCATGTCCGACGCGATCTCGATGCCGGCACGGGTCATGTCCTGCGCCACCACGTCCACGGCCATGCCAGCGATCCAGCTGGACCGGTAGACGGCCTCCATCTGGATGCGGTTTCGGCTGACCAGGTCGAACGTGTAGTGCGCTGCGCCGGCCTGGCTGTTGGCCTGGAGGCCGACCCGGGCCGCGAAGTTCTCGAAGCTGTCCTTGGTCAGGAACGCCTTGCGGGCCCGGTCCGTGTCGTGGGTGATCTTGTTGGCCAGCCGCTGCTGTTGCCGCGTGTTCTTCTTGCTCATCAGCCTGCCAGCCTGTTCCAGATGTCGATGAGGTTGCCGGAGGCGACCATGTCGTTGATGGCGTCGCACATGGGGTCGATCTGGTCGTCATGCGCGTGCGTGTCGTTCGGGGTGAAGGCCTCGCACTCGGCGACGAAATCGCTGGTGAATGGCGCCTCCTCGGGGATGCAGACCCGGCCGGCCTCGATGTAGCCGACCACGTCGAGCACGCGGGTCAGCTTGTCGCGGTCGCGTTCGATGGGAAGGATCGGGATGCTGCAGGTCAGGCGGATGTCCTGGATCAAGCCGGTGCCCGAGGCCTTGTCTTCGACGGCCATGGCGCGCAGGGCGCCGAGGTCGTGCGGGTCCAACGCCAGGTGCTTGTTCCAGAACTCCACGGCGCGCCGCTTCAGCTCCGGCGCTTCCCACTTGCCGCGGATCATGTCCAGCAGGTAGGCCTTGCCGTCTTCGCCCTGGCCCCAGCATTCGACGACGCTGTAGTCGTTGTGCTCCTTCGTCTTCTGGGCGGTGTCGGCGAAGATCTTGCGATAGCGGAGGCGGGGCAGCTGCCGGTACCGCTGGAACCACGCGCCCTTGATGATGCCGCCACCCAGCGGGCTTGGCCGCTGCTGGTACTGGCCGGAGAACACATAGGGGTTCGCCGCGCGCATCTGCTCCAGCATCTCGGCGGTGTGCTTCTCGGGCCACAGGGGGACGCCATCGGCGCCCAGGGCGGGCAGCGAGAGCAGCTCCCAGTCTTCGCCATTGCCACCACCCAGCAGCCAGCCCGCCAGATCCTGCTCGTGCAGGCGCTGCATGATCACGATGATGGGGGTGTTGTGCGGGTCGTTCTTCCGCGACTCCAGGGTGTTCTGGAACCAGTCCAGCACGCCCTTCCGGATCGTGTCGCTGTTGGCCTCGTCGGCTTTGTGCGGGTCGTCGATGATGATCGCGCCGCCGAATCCGGGCCGATGCTTGCCGGCGCCGTAGCCGGTGATGGTGCCCCCGGAGCCTGTCGCGTAGACGATGCCACCGGCCGTGGTGCGCCACTCATGCTTGGCAGCGCTGTCGGCGCGCAGCTGGGTCTCGGGGAAGATCTCGCGGTAGGCCTCGTGCGCAACCAGCTCACGAGCCTGCCAGGCGTTGTTCGAAGCCAACTGAGCCGCGTAGCTGGTATGGATGAATTCGGCATCCGGCACCTTGCCCAGGCACCACGCCATCCAGTTGACCACCGCCAGTTCGGTCTTGGAGTACCGGGGCGGGATGTTGATAACCAGGCGCTTGCACTCGCCACGGTAGACCCGCATCAGCGCATCGCAGACCAGCTTGTGGTGCGCGGCGCGCATCCACTTGAAGCCCTTGCGCTGCAGGAACATCCACCGGGCGAAGAAGTAGAGATCCGCGCGGGCCAGTTGTACCGCCGCATAGCGCTCTTGTGCTGCGGCGTTCATGCCTACACCTCGTCGTTCACCTTCTTGGCCAGGCGCTCCAGTTGCTCTTCGGAGATGGAGCCGACCAGCAGGGGGCCTCCGTCGGTGCCTCCAACCTCAAGCGATTGCTTGGCCTTGCCATAGGCTCGGTCTAGGACTTCCTTCGCGGCCGCTACCCTGGCAGCGGGCGGGGACTTTTTGTCCTTCAGGATGCTGACCAACGCCTGCATGGCAGCCGGGCCGAACTCCTGGGCCAGGGCCTTCACATCAGCCGTGGCCTTGTTCAGGCGGCCCTTCGGCCGGCCAGCACCTTCGCGCCTTCCGCCTACTGTGGCCATTTGATTTCCTGTGATTCTTTTTCAGCGGGCGCCGCTACGGGTTCCGATTGCTCCCGGCGTCGTCCACACGGATGTTGAGGAAGCGCAGGGCCAGCTTTCTGGCCTGCATGACGCCGAGGAAGCCGAGTGCACCGCCGAAGGCGATGGCCAGGCTTTCCGGCAGGTTGAACCAGGCGATGGCAGTCGATGCGGCGAGAGTGAGACCGCCGCAGATGAGCGCCTCCAGGAGAATGCGTTGCCAGCGCTTTTCCTTGCCGTCGTAGATGGCGCGGAGCACAGCGATCACGAAAGCCATAACGAACCCCTGCCATGCGGGCGAGAGGTCTTTGACCTGAGCAAGGATGTCTTGCCAGAGGCCGGGGTCCTTCTCATGCATGGGTGATTTCTCAGTCGGTGGAAACGAAAAAGCCCAGCACGATGGCTGGGCTTCTGGTGTTGGTGTTTCCTCTGGGCGAGGAATGACAAGGTGACAAAACGCTATCAAAACCCTCGCCAAATGGTCAAGCGGCGGCACCTCGCTTGGATCGGACCACGGCCGCCACCGGTGCAAGCGCCTTGGCGTCCAGGGCGTCCACGGAGGAGGCCAGCGCCTCCCACACCCCAGCCCAGTCCCGAGCCCAGTGGCTGGCATCCACACGAACGCCGGACCAGTCCTGCACGAAGCCGCACACCCTGGCGGGTCCCCAGCCCTCACGGCCGTGAACCATGGCGCGGTGCGACTGCAGGGCGGCGAGCGCGATCCAGTAGGCCACCGCCTGCCGGCGTTGGGTCATCTCCTCGAGCTGGGTGGTGAACCACACCAGGGCGTGGGCGATGTTCAGGTCCTGGCCGGTGGCGATGGGCGAATACAGGAAGTGCCCGAAGTGCTGCAGCGGCCTGGGCAAGGTGCCGATGGCCTTCTGCACCAGCCCGGAGGCCAGCATGTGA